TTCCAGTTTTTATTATTTTTCTGTCTATGTATAATCCTGCTGCCTTGCCTCGATTGGCTTCAGCATTTACAGCAGAAGAGAAAGAGCCTTTCTTCAAAGCAGCTTCTCTAAGTCTTGCAAGTTCTGCCACGTGTCCTTCGTAGGTAACTTCATGTTTTTTAAGTCTTTCTTCTTTTAACTCACCAATATATTTTACAACAAGCGGCGACAGTCTTGGATTACAAAGTTCTGATCCTTCTTGTCTTGCACGTTTAGGACTATACCCTGCCGCCAACGCCGCCTCGGTTTGAGTCATTGGTCCGTCAGGTCCACCGAATACAAGGAATTCAGCAAACCTTTGTTGCATTTCTGTCAGTCTTTTTGGTACTCCCATGGTTGACAATTTAAGGTAACATGCTTATAAAGTCAATATGAAAGACAATGAAGGATACGAACAATTAATTAAAATGTTGCGGGAAGAAATACAGGAATTAAAAAAATATAAGTCAGAGTGCATAAGATTAGAAAATTTATTGCATGGCTATAAAAAAGTGATAGAAGAATTAAGTCGTCAGGTGGTTAAGTAATGTACGTCAAACACCTGCAAGAGTATTTAGAAAAGTTTACTGAAGGACAGCAAGGTCGTAGAGGTAATGCAGTTAGTGATGCAAAGATATACATCATGACTCGTAAAGGTTACCTAGAGGAGATCAAACGGATTGAAGTTCACGCTAGTAATAATCCGATGGATACTTCCTTGCGAGTTGTATTGAAACCAAATCGAGAAGAAAAACTTATTTTACCTCCTGGTTACGTTAAAGATTATTAATTTTAGAACACAGGAGTTACCTTGAAAAACGCATGGGACCAGAGCGTAAATTATATCAAAAACTTAAGAAAGATATTCCTTCTATTTCGTGGATTAGACTTGAAAACCTTAGTCTATCCGGCACTCCTGATCTATTGGGCTACAATACTTCTGGCACCTTTTTCACAATAGAACTAAAAGTTACGAAGAGTAACAAGGTACGCTTTAGTCCACATCAAATTGCCTTTCATGTAAAGCATCCACACAATACTTTTATCTTGGTCCAGCACCTCGGTTCAGGGTGCTTGAAACTTTTCCGTGGTTCTCAGATCTTGGAGCTTGAAGCTTGTGGCTTGGAGCTTGATGCTTGCTGCTTGGGGCTTGAAGCTTGTGGCTTGTGGCTTGAATCTTTAGGAAAGAAAAAACCATAACGCTGCAAGTCCGGTTAGACCCGTCACCCGGATATTTATGCTGGTCTACTTGCAGCGCCTCGGCGGCCCTATTGGGCGGCCCCATAAGTGAGGCGTCACCTGTATCCTGCTGGGCCTTGGGTATCGCTATTTCAATTTTTTTCACTACAGCAGTCGCAGCGCTGGTCCGTGAGCTACGGCCCCTTGCTTTTTCTGGATCAATCCCCCGACTGCTCCGGAACAACGCGGTTACACTGTATCCTATAACATCCTTCATGTCAATGATTATTTTTCATCTTCAAGGCGCTTGCGGCTTGAAGCTTGAGGCTTGGTGCTCGCAGCTTGTTGCTTGAGGCTTGCAGCCGTCGCTTTAGCATCGCTAATGGCCTGGTCCATTGCGGAATCCACACTGCCTGAAATGGGCCTTACGTGTGGATCCCTATTGCGCTCGTCTAAGGCGCGCTTACGCAATTCTTTATAATACTTTGGATGTCTAAACATATCAATGAGCTTTATATTGTATTGTCTTGATTGAAGGGTCCCAGC